GTACAAAGTCAGAAGGGGGGAGTCTTGCGTGGGAATTCCCTAAATGTGATACGCTTGCGTCAGACAAGACAAAAGGAATTTCCCCTATGGCAAAAAAACCTCGTCACATCCTAGGCTATTTGAACGACCCGTCCACTTGGGACAAGGCTGCGTTTGAAACGGCCATCCGCGCAGAAGTCGAAGCCTCGACAGGAACGCTCACGGCATCTGATGAACTGCTGGTTGGCACACTGGTCATCACAGTAGACAGCTTGCTGACTGCCGAAATCAACATTCGTGAAATGGGCCATGTCACCGTCTACGGGAACAACGAAGGCGTGACAGCTTGGTTCAAGATTCGCACTGAGATGGCTGACAAGGCTATCAAGATGCTGGCCGAATTGGGTCTTGTTGCCCGTGGCCGTCCGAAGTTGAAGGCAAAAGTGAGTGACGTAGATGAGCTATTCGCCACTGCTTAACCCTGCGTTTGAGTATGCGGTAGCGGTAACTCGGGGTGACATTCAGGCTTGTGAGGATGTCAAACTGGCTTGCCAACGGTTCTTGGATATGGTCGAACGTAAGGATGCGCCTTACGAGTTTGTCCCTGCCAAGGCTGAACACATCCTCAAATTCGTCAAGTTCTGCCGCCATGTCAAAGGGCCAGACGCTGGCAAGTCTATTGAGCTACAGCCGTTTCAGGTCATGTACTTGGCGGCTATCTACGGCTTCCGCGACAGGAAGGATCACACATACCGCTATGTCACTGATGTCATTTTGTTCGTGCCTCGCAAGTCTGGCAAGACAACCATTGCGTCCATCATTGCGCTATATGAGTTGCAGTTTGGTGATGCTGGCGCTGAAGTGTTTACTCTGGCTACCAACAGGGATCAGGCGACTATCTGCTTTGACTCGTCCAAGGCAATCGTAGAAAACATGAAGCCCGAGTTGGCCTGCAAGTTCATTGCTTACCGTAGTGAACTGAAGAAGGCTGGCGACTCAACATCTACCTACCGGGCGCTGTCACGGGAGAACCGAAAGACAGGTGACGGTAAGAACCCGTCTTGCGCCATGATTGACGAAGCGGCTCAGATTACTGAGCGTGGGTCAATTGAGGTGTTGCACTCGGGTATGGGCGCTCGGAAGAATCCCATGAGGATGTACCTGACGACTGCCAGTTTCACCAAGGAAACGAAGTTCTATGAGGACTTGTCTCACTTTCGTAATGTGCTGCGTGGCGCTGCTGCTGACAGCCATCGTTGGTTTGGTCTACTGTATAGCATTGACCCCGGAGATAATTGGGCTGACCCTGCTGTATGGGGCAAAGCGAATCCCATGCTTGGGGTTTCGGTCACAACACAGCACATCTCGCAGATGGCTGAAGAGGCTGCTGCCAAGCCAGCGTCCCTGAACGAGTTCCTGTGCAAGCAACTGAACATCTATGTGTCGGCCAACTCTGCTTGGGTGGACCGTAGGTATTGGGATGAGTCGGTTGGCAAGCTGCCTGATGACAAGCCAGAGTCCACATTCATTGGCTTTGACTTGGCGCACACCCGCGACTTGAATGCGGTGGTCACTTTGCACCGATACGGCGAAGAAGATTTCTATTCGCAGTTCCAGTTCTTCCTACCAGAGGAATCTTTGGACTTTGTGCCGAACCATTACAAGTCGGTTTACATGGAAGCGCACAGGTCTGGAATTTTGCGCCTGACTCCGGGCAACGTGACTGACCTGAATGAGATTGAATCGTTCATCAAGCAGCAGTGCGAGAAGTTTGAGGTCAAAGAGATTGGCTACGACCCGTACAACGCTGCGGCACTGGTGGCAAACCTGTACGCTGATGGCTTGCCCGTGAAGAAGGTTGGTCAGGGCATGGCTGTGTTGTCAAACCCATCCAAAACGACTGAGCAGTTGATCCTGAAGAAGGCAATCAAGCATGAAGGCAACCCTTTTGTGGGTTGGCAGCTTGGAAACTGCGAGGTTTACATTGATGTCAACGGAAACGTAAAGGTGAGGAAGAACGAAGCCGACCCAAGCGCCAAAGTTGACGGTATTATCGCGATGATTATGGCTTTGCACTGCCATTTGGACAACGTATTTGTCAGCGATTCATTTGGCTTTAGGTCGCTAGAGTGGTAAAGTATGCGGAAATAGGAGCGAATCATGGGTATTCTTGACGTTTTCAAGGGCAAAAACACAGCCCAAAATGAAGCGAACACGCTGTTCGGTCAGACTGCTTTGGGCAACAACATCGTCTATCAAGGCGATAACAAGCGCCCGACTGTCAATACCCAGATTTTGTATGTAACGACCTCCAGCGCAACCACTGCTGGACGTAGTGTGGACATGTCGGTGCTGAGTCGCAACAGCACCATCATGGCTTGCGTTGGTTTGAAGGCTCGGGCGCTTGCTCAGTTGCCAATCAAGGTTTGCTACGAGACAGAGGAAGGCCAGACTGTCGATGCCATCCGTTCTGACAAAGTTGGCACTCGGGACAAAGCCAAGGCCAAGCAAGTTGCCAAGCTGCTCGGCAACCCCAACAACTTCCAGAGCAAATATGAGTTTTGGTATCAGTGGCTCATGTGGTACGAGTTGTCTGGCGAGTCGTTCACCTTGTGGTGGCGCAAAGACCAGAAGAGTTCGACTGAGACTCCTCTGGAAATGTACATCTTGGACAGCACACTGATTGCTGCTCAGATTACGCCTACCCGTTACCCGTCCTACCGCCTGTCTACGCCAAGCTACGGCTTCAGCAAGGATGAGCCTTTGGCCGCGCACCAAGTCATGCACTGCAAAGAGATGGCTTGGCAAGGTTCGGCTGGTTTCAACAAGGGCATCTTGGCGACTGAGCTTGTCGGTCTTGACCAAGACATTGACCTGTACGCCAACTTTGTCATGCAGAACGGCGCAAAGCCATCTGGCATGTTTGTGACGGAGCAAGTTGTTCCTGACGGCAAGTACAAGGAAGTTGCTGCTCGACTGAAAGAGGCTTGGGCCAACATGACTGGCAGCAAGAACTCTGACCCAAGCAAACCGGGTCAGGGCATGTTGCTGGACCAAGGCATGAAGTACCAGAAGCTGGAAATGCTGAACCTGCAAGACGCTGACGCTGCTGCTTTGAAGCTGCAAACCATGAAGCGTATCTGTGGTTTGTTTGGTGTGCCGCCTGCCATGATTGGCATCTCGGACAGCAAGTTCAACAACACCCAAACGCAAATGGACGAGTTCTACAAGTCCACCATGTACCCGATTATTGTCAACGTACAGGAAAAGCTGAAGGGCCACTTGCTGCAAGGCTACCCAAGCCTGTGCATTGAGTTTGACACGAAGAACTTCCTGAAAGGCGCTCCGCTGGACCAGATGAACTTTGCAACTGCTGGCGTGAAGAACGGCATCATGACTCCGAACGAAGCTCGCGAGTACATGAACATGCCTGCCAAGGATGGCGCAGACGAGTTAATCAAGAACGATCAGTCTGATGAGCCAATCCCCGGCAGTTCTGCTCAAGACACTGGCGGAGGTGGTGGAAGCCAGAAAAGCAAGATGAATATCGGCTCTAAGACTTGATTAAAAATGCGTACTGATTCAAAATATCTGGTAGCATTAGCAAAACAGGTCTTTCGGCCATCAATACACTTGCCCGTGCAATTAGGGCAAACCCCTAAAATACAGGACAATAACCAATCCATTGCTTTAGGGGCAATCAATGAAGCAACTGAATCTAATCTGCGAAGCAAAACTGAACCTGTCCGAAAAGGCCGCAAGCGGCGAACCGACAGGAAAGATTGAAGCTCGTATCACCACTTGGGGCGCTCGCGAGGGTGCTGATGGTCGTAAATTCTTCTACAAGCCTGAAGGCTTTATGGAATGGGCGACTGAGTTTGCCAAAGCTGGCCGACCCCTGCCCATGTTCCTGAATCACAATTCTGATTCCATGCCTGTTGGCGAATGGACGGAGTTGGAGATGGACGATGAGGGCATGTGCGCCAAGGGCCGTTTGTTCATGAACACGACTGCTGGCAAAGACCTGTACCAAGTGATGTCTGAGTCGCCGAACATGTTTGGCGGCGTTTCTGTTGGCGCTTATGCTGACGAATATCAGTGGGTCAAGGATGACGGCGAGGCATTCCCTGCTGGCTCTGGCGACTACTACGAAGACGGCTACTTCCAGATCACCAAAGGTGGTTTGCGCGAGACTAGCGTTGTGATGTATCCCAACAACCCCAAGGCAGAGGTCAAGAAGCTGGAGTACTTCCGCGAAGACGGCTCCGCTGACCTCAAGGTATTGGAAGAAGCCCTGCGGGATGCAGGTCTGTCCAAGCAGATGTCGGTTGCCGCCGCATCTGTGTTCAAGACGGTGATTGAGCAGCGTGATGTTGCTGGAAAGCCTATTGAAACTGCGCCAACTCAGAGTGATTCTGATGCGGAGGCAACCGAAGCTGAAATTCTTGCTGCTCTTGAGCAACGTGAATTTCTTAAACTCCTCGACAAACGACTGAAAGGTTAATCATGTCCAAAGAAATCATCGAAAAATTGGATGCTATCGAAGCCAAGCAGGCTGAAAGCATCGTGGCTGTAGAAGCCAAAATCCCCGCTGCTGTTGAAGCCGTTAAGGCCGAGTTCAGCGAAATGGTTGCCGCTCTGGAAGCCAAAGTTGCCTCCGTGCAAGCTCCCGCTGTCATCAAGCCTGAAAAGACTGTTCGCGGCGATGTGAACAAGTCGGTTCGTGAGCAACTGAAAGCTGTTGTCAACGGCAAGTCTTCTTTCGAGAAAGAACTGAAGATTTTCGCTGACGAGTCGCAGATGGATGCGTACATGAAAGAAGCCTCTGCTTTGACCGCTGGCGGTGATGGCAAAGGTGGTCGTACTGCTTACGATCCAGTGTTTGCTGCTCTGCGTTTGGCTAACCCCTTGCGTGGCGTGTCTCGCACTGTGGCTACTGACGGCTCCAGCTATCAGTTCCGTGTCAAGACTGGCAACGCTGGCGCTCAATGGGGCTACGGCATCCAGAACAACGGTACGCCCACAACTGAAAACACTTCCATCTGGCAAATCGTCCTGAAGGACATCAACGTTCAGTTCCCAATCCGTACTGCGGCTTTGGACGACATTGATGGCTTGGAAGCAAACGTGGTTGATGACATGTTGGCTGAATTCGCACAGAACGAAGCTCTGTCCATGATTTCCAACAACGACCAAAGCGGTGACGGCACTACCGTTGCAACTGGCGGCGCTGATGGCCTGCGTGGTTTGGACCAGTACGGCGGTGCTAACTCCACCTACACTGGCGGTACAACTTCTACTGCTGCTTTCGGTTCTTCTGGCACTGGTTCCACATCTGGCTTGCACAGCTTGGCTACCTACGACCAGTTGACTTCCAACGCTAACACTGTTGGCGCTGCAAACATCACTTACAAAGACGTTGTGAACTTCATCTACGCACTGCCACAGCAGTACTGGACTGAAAGCGCAAAGTTTGTCGTGAGTCCTGTTTTGCTGTCGCAAATCCGTGGCTTGGTTGACGACAACGGCACTCCCGTGTTTGAGCGTATGTCCCCACTGGAAACCAACGGCATCGTTGGTCGTCTGTTGGGCTTTGATGTGGTGGTCAACAAGTATCTGGACAATCCTAGCCAGACAACTACTGGCACTGCTGGCACTACCAGCCTGTACCCAATGTACTTTGCTGACTGGAGCCGCTTCCACACCATCATCGACCGTTTGAACATGGTCATGCGCCGCTACGACCAGACATTGCCCGGTTACATCACCTTCTTTGGTGAGAAGCGTTTGGCAACCTCGGTGCGCGATCCCTTTGCAGGCGTTCGCTACCGTTCGACAGGCACTGCGACCTGATAAAAATGGGGGGGCTACGGCCCCTCCTTTTTGCGCCATTACTTTAGGAAATTGCCATGACCATCACTGAAAAAATCCTCGCTGGAATCAAGCAAGCCATTACCGAAGGCGGCACAGTCAACATCGACCTGAAAGAAGCCTCTGCAATCACTGGCTCTGGTTCGGGTGTGGGTGGTCGTGCAGTATTTGATGATGCTTTCGCCGCACTGCGTTATGCAAACCCCTTTCGTATGGGTTCGCGCATTACGCCTGTTGCTGGCTCTGACATGCAGTTCGTTGCCAAGACTGGTAACGCAACATACCAAACAAACCCTTGGGGCTACCCGGTTCAAAACAACACTGGTACTCCCGGCACAAACACCAGCATCTGCCTATCCGTTCGGCTGTCATGTCTGACGTAAATGGCCTTGAGTCCTCCATTGTTGAAGACCTCGCCTTGGAATTTGCCCAAGTTGAAGGCGCTTCTATGGCGATCAACAATGACCAAGCTGGCTCGACCACAACATCTACAGGCGCGACATCTGGTTTGCGTGGTCTGGACATGTACGTGAGTGCTTCAACAAGCGCCTACGGCACATCTGGCACTGCCATGACAAACGGCATCCACAGCATTGCTACTGTGGCTCAGACAAGCGGCGGCGTGACGTACAACAACATTGTTGATGTCGTAAACGCATTCCCATCGCAGTATTGGGCATTGCCCGGTAACGCTTGGCATATCAGCCCTGCCATGATTGACTCGCTGCGTAGCCTGAAGGATTCGCAAGGTCTGCCATTGTTCTTGGAAGTTGGCGATGAAGACGGTGCTGCTGTTGGCCGAATGTTTGGTTTCCCTGTGATTCCAAACCCATACTTGTCTAGCTCCTTCCCAATTTACTTGGGCAACTGGCCTCGTTTCCTGACCATTGGCGACACTGAGCAGATGTCCATTCAGATGATGGAACAAACAACTCCCGGTTTCGTTACACTGTACGCAGAAAAGCGTGTGGTTAGCTCCGTGCGTGACCCGTTTGCTGGCGTTCGCATGAGCGCCTAATTGGAGCAGTTATGACTGTGCAAAGCGTTCTGACTGGTCTGCCTTATGGCGGGCAAACTCGCAATCCGTTCAACTACGTCAAGGTCGAGCAGATTGATCGTGATGTGGTCACAAACTGGTTGACTGCTGAAGAAATCACTCAGCAGTTGAACTTGTTTGGCGATGAAAGTCAGGACTCTTACATCTTGTCGCTTGAACTGGCGACACGCATGTACATTGAGGACTTCCTTGGCATGTCCATCTTCCCTGTGACGTACCGTGTTTGGTACGGCGCAGAGAGCCTTACAGCAACGCCTGTGAGCTTGGATTTGCCAGAGGTGAGCCAGAACCTGTATCCAAACCAAGCTGGCCTTGAGATTGAAGTTGTGGGCTACTACAACTCTTTGTTCCCGCCTACCTTTGTTGCTGTTGAGCCATCTCAGTATTACTATGATGCCAGTGGCAACAAGATCATCATCTCCAGCCTGCCTACCGACATCAACACACAGATGACGGCCCCAATCATTGCTGAGTACACGACTGTGGCAAACCCACTGTCCACATACCCGGTGATTAAGCAGGCTGGCCTGTTGATCCTGACGCATCTGTACAACAATCGTTCGGACACAACCGAAACAAAGCTGAAGACTATTCCTTATGGCGCTCAGACTTTGTTGCGTCCTTACAAACCATTGGTGATGTAAATGGCAATCGCACGTTTTGAGAATGTGACCATCAAGAACCTGACCTTTGGGCAGTCTTCTTTTGGTGAGCAGTCCACTACTCAGACAGAGTGGTTTCAAACCCGTGCGCGTGTTGAAGATGTGGCGAACAGCGTCAAGATTGCAGACAAGTACCGTCTGTATCAAGACTTGGTGAACTTCACATTCAACTACACTCCAAACACCAAGCTGATTGTTGACAACCAACAGTCGTACTCCATCAACTGGCGTGGCAACGATTGGCGCATTACGGACGTTCGTGAATCGAATGACCGCATGACCGTCAAGATGATGTGCTACCGCGCTGACCCTGTTACGGCGGTGTAAATGGCAACACAGAACAACGTCATCCAGTATGGTCAGGCCATCCAGTATCAACTGGCAAATATTGTCACGCCTGTGCCTGTGTATGCGGCTTTTAACCGTAACTTTGCGACGCAGCCGAAGTTCATTACTTGGATGCTCCGCAACGTCCACCAGCCTGTATATACAGGTCAGCAGCAAAGCAATAAAGGCATTGACCGTCCAGTGTTCCAGATTTCGATTTTCACTCAGAAGATTGAAGACGGGTTCACTATCTCCAATCAGGTGCTTCAAGCCCTGCATGGCTATAGCGGTCAATTTGGAAGTCCGTCAGATGGCTTTTTCATCGCAAAAGCTGATGTGATGTGGCTTTACAATAGCTACAACAACGAGGAAAATATGGCGCAAATCTTCTTGGATTGCACCATTGACGTTCCGGCGTAATACAAGACAACTTGTTCAACTATCTTTTTGAAGGAAACTCAAAATGGCTCTCATTAACAAAGTCTTGCCCGGTTATGTGGCAACCCTGTGGTGTCAAACTGGCGCTACGCCCACACCTCTGACTGACGCTCAATTGTCAACTTGGACTGGTCAAATCGCTGACATCATCGGCACTGCCGCTGGTGGTACTGGCACTGACGGTATCAACGTGCCTGTTGAAGCAATCCCTGCTTTCGGTGCTGATGACGCTGTGGCCGCTTTCTCGGTTGCTGGCGCTCGTACTGGTGCAAAGATCACCACTCAGAACCAAGTGACCTCGTTGAGTGTTACTGCTGCTTGGAACCCTGCTGATACTGCTCAGTTGTTGATCCGTGAAGACGGCTACAACGGCACTATTGTTCGCACATACGTTGTTGCTGTTTATGACGGCACTGACACTGTTGCCTACGCTTTCAACGGCATGGTTGGCGGCATGTCTTGGGACATGTCTCCTTCTGCTGAAGGCAAGTTCAACTTCACAATCCACCCAATCGGTGGCAACAGCTACGGCTGGTCAAACAACGCCTAAGACAATATGACGACAATAAAAGACAACACAGACCTGTTGAGTTTCCTTGTGGGCCAAGCCGATTCTTCCAAGAATTGGTTTGGCTTCACTCAACAGCGCATTACGGCCATCGCTTTGGCTCATGACATTGCACGGCATCATGCCGACAAACTCACACCAGATGAAGCCGTGGCTTATGCCATTGCATTAAATCAGGCCGTCTACGACAAGATCATCAAAACTACACGATAAGGAAATCACATGTCACGTATCTCATCTGCTTTTGGCGACAGCTACCAAAAGGCATCTGCACATCTGCGTACCAAGTCTTTTGAACTTGGTGGGCACATCTTCAAGGTTCGCATCCCTTTGACCAAAGAGATGGATGAGCTTGAAGACCGCATTACAAATATTGACGAAGCCGACCTTAACGCCCGATACGAAAAGATGGCGCACAATTTCCGTGATGGCACGGTGATTGAAGGTGTTGAGGTTACTGAGGATGATGTGATCGTTGAAGGTCGCTCTACCAAAGGTTTGGCACGTTCCGTCATTTTGATGGAAAAGAGAATTGTTGAATACATTAAGTTGCTTGTCCCGGAGACTGGCGACTTGGACAACCTGACGTATGAAGAGGTTGAAGCTGAGTGGCCGATGACGATTCAGCTTGAAATGATTGCGAAGATTACTGAGTCAATTCAACCGGGCTACAAGGACGCTCGAAAAAACTAATTCAGGACGCTCACTCACAAGCCAGAGCGTACATATACGCTCATGGTGGGTGTCCTGATGAAGTTCCTGTTGACGACCTGAGAAACATTGAGATTATGTTGAGCGATGGGATGATAGGAAACAAGGCGCTGTTGTTGGCGCTAAGTTCCTTGACCACTGGTAACTTAAACTCGAAAATGCAGAAGACGGCAAAGCCATTCAGGATGGTGGATGTGTTGCCGTCAACGCATGACTACATCATTCCACCTTTGAGTGAAGAGCAGCAGCGTGAGCAAACCAACCGACAACTGTTGGCGTTTGTTGCGATGAAGCCCGGATCAGAAGGGTTTTTGAAAGTGTAATATGGCTACTTGGACTCCTGATGGCAAAAACAGGATGTTTCGCGTTGAGGGCTTGGAAGAGCTTGAAGCAAAACTTTCTGAGTTGATGGAGTTCAATAGGGCCGATACTGCGGCAAGGGCAACCGTTGTAAAAGCGGCAAAAGAGGCCATGTCTCCTGTTGCAGATCAAGTCAGGGCAACGGCTCCTTATGATCCATCTCCAAGAACGGAAAAAAGCCCAATTCACCTGAAAGATACTGTCAGGCTGGATGCAAGAATTCCAAATAATCGAGACAGAAAATCAATCTACGTAAACCAGACTGATGCAGCTATTGCTATTGTTTCGGTAAAACGAAGTGCCGTGTCTTTGGCGCAAGAGTTTGGGACCAGAAAAATTCCAGCGCAACCTTTTCTGCGTAGAGCGATTGAGCAAAACGCAGAAACAATCGTGGACAGCTTCAGCACAAATTTTGCCAAGTACCTCATGGCATATGCGAATAAAATGTCGCAAAGGAGAAAGTAATGGCTTCAAGTAATATTGCTCGACTTGGTATTGTTCTTGGTGTTGATACCGCAGAACTTGAAGTCAAAATCTCTAAGGCTAAAGAGACTTTTCATGGCTTCACCAAGCAAGTAGAACGCGACTCTAACAATGCTGCAAAAGACATTGTTGCTTTGCGATACGCAACTGAAGATTACGGCAAAACGCTGACCAAGGTTGAACAGGTTGAGCGAGAAATCAAGGCTGGACGTTATCAGCGCTCTGAAGGCAGTTTGATTGAAATGCTGCGTAAAGAAGCAGCGGCTTATGACGCAAAAGCTGCCGCAGTAAAAAATGCAACTGGCGCCCAATTCAAAATGAATGAGCAGCAAAAGCTGCAACTGACCTATCAGACAACTGACTTGTTTACTCAGATTGCTTCTGGTCAAAGTCCGTTCATTGCGCTCATCCAGCAAGGTGGTCAACTCAAAGACTCAATGGGTGGCGTTGGCAATGCGTTTAAGGCTATTGGCTCACTCTTTACTCCTTTCACTGTTGGCATTGCTGCTGTCACCGCTGCGTTTGCTGCTGTCGCCCTTGCAGTTTACGAAGCAGATCAAGAATTTGACAAGTTTCAAAACTCCCTAACTTTGACGGGAAATTATGCTGGTGTTACAGCAAAAGAACTTGTTGCAATGTCTACAGCAGTTGCTGAAGCGACCAAGACAACAGTTGGCACGGCAACGGAGGCATTGAATGCTCTTGTTGAGTCAGGCAAGTTCACAAAAACCTCTTTGGATTCTGTGACTAATGCCGTCTTGGCATACGCAAAAATTGCTGGAGTTGACGGCAAAGTTGCTGCTGAAAAATTGATGGGTGGATTGGATGGGACCGCTGCTAGTGCAAGGCAACTGAATGAGAAGATGAATTTCTTGACTCTTGCTCAATACAAACAAATTGAGGCGCTTGATAAAGCAGGCAAAAAACAAGAGGCCATCAAACTTACCGCCGACATATTGACGGAAAGAATGGAAGCGCAAAAACGCATTCTTGGCGAAACTGAAGGCGCATGGGATAGGGCAACAAGGGCATTGAGTGGTTATTGGGATGTATTTAAGAAGGCTTTGTTTTCCGGGGAAAGCCCAGAAGACAAGCTAGAAAAAATGAACAACCAGATCAAAGTTCTGCAAACTGGTTTGCGAAACGCCACTGGCAATGAGCCTTTTTTTGCTGGCAAAACCAAAGAGCTTGAGGCTTTGATAAAGCGAAGAGATGAATTCCAAGAGCTTTTAAATAAAAGACAGGAATCTATTGTTGAGCCAGATGAAAAAGAAAAAATTGCTAATGATGCCAAGTATGGAGAGATGTTCAAGTCCAAGGCAATTGAAGTTGAGAAGGCTATATC